ACCAACAAGCGCTGATCCAACGGTCCTTCAAATGAACGTCAAGCCAGTCAACAGCGTAACCAGTGTTCATTCAGATCTGTTGAGAGAATATGGATCTGATACTTTGTTGACCCTTTCAAATATTGATATTGATACGGTGAACGGCCGGTTGATTATTCGACCATCCAAACCCGATACTTTTTACAAAGGTTTTAGAGCCAACAAGGTTGTTTGTAATGCCGGGTATCAAACAGCGCCGCCGGCACTTGAACATGCAATTTGCGTTTTGTGTTCACACCTTCACCGCGCCAAACAAAGCCAAGGAAAAGAAACAATGGCCTTGGCCGGTATATCGATCAACCTTTCAAGCCGTGTTATTCCAGAAGAAGCCAAACAGATCCTTTGGCAATTTAGAAATCCACGTTCTATTCTTTGAAGGTGGTGTTCAATGCTTCTTGAAGAATTTGAAAAACTTTTGGACAACCGGGCCAACACGTTCAGAAAAGACGTGATCAAAGAACTTACACGGTTTAGATTCAAGTTGGAAGCCGCGGCCAAACAAAATGCCACTGATGATTTTTATGGACCAGTGACCCGATCCGGTTCAACGCGTGACTATCCTTTGACAGGTAGATTGAGATCGTCAATTGAAGCCGGTTTTGCCAATACACAAGATGGTTTTTCAATCGTGCTTCAAGCCGGTGGCCTTTCACGCGGCGCGGTTGTTGACTATGCTGACGATCTTGAATTTGGAACCAGTGAGATCAAACCCTTCTTCTTTCTTGGCCGGACCATCCAAGAAAAGAAAGACGACCTTCCAGAAGTCCTTCAAGAGATGTTGGAACTAACCCTTTCACCAAAGGGAGTTTGAAATGCCTTCACCAATCATTGTTGAAACTTGGGAAGCATTGGCCACCAGAAGCGCGTTTGACTATTCAAGCGGTTACAGTGGTTTGAACATGGAAGAAGCGATCTACAAAGGCCGTTTTGTGGAAGCGCCGGCGGTTCCATCCGTTTATATTGGTTTCATATCTCAAACACAACAAAACGGAACCACTTTGACACGATACCAAGGATCAATGGTTTTCCAACTGTATTGTTTCACCAGTGGTTCAAATAACTATGAACGGACCAAGAAGGCTGTTCAACTTGGAGCCGATATACAAAACCGGATTCTTGAAGATCGAACTTTGGGTTTGACGGCCGGCCGAGTTGACAATATTGTAATCCAATCAACAGCGGTTGATGGTGAACGATATGGTTTCAATCAACTTGGGATCTGTATATTGGAAGCCACAATTGATTTTGTATCAGATAGGGGTTTGTAATGGGTGTTTGGTGGAATGAAGAATATATTTATCGTCAACCAGTTACAGTTGAGTTTTCAACGGTGACAACTTCAACCAGTGATGTAACCATAACAGTGCCGCCAGATTGGGATCTGTTTTGGGATACAATCAGAAGCGACTTCAAAGACGTTGTTCTAACTGATTCAAACGGCACCTTGTTGGACTTCCAAAGAAGATCAGCCAACTATTCAACACAACTTCTTGTGTTGGAGATAAACGATCTTGACGTTGCAGAGAATAATTGTATTCAACAAATCTTCTTGTTTTATGGTTATGCTGATGAATCCACAGACCATTCAACCACCTTTTCAACGTCTTCACCAAAGAATGGTTTTATTCACCTTGGCGCGCCGCTTTTGCGAATCGTTGAAGGCTATGGTTTGGTGCCAACGTCAAACCAACCGGTTCAAACCTTTGTAAAGTCAACTGATGAAGAAATAGACGTTTACTTTTCAATCCAAGGTTTGTTGGCTTCCAGGATAACAGAAGCCAATGGCCGCTTGTTGTTTGAAGAAATCACACATGTTTTTGTAAACAGTCTTGATTCAAGTGGCACCAATGCTGTTGAAAGATACGATATCAGAGAAACAAGGTTTATGAATGGTTATATCAGAGTAAGGTCAAAGGCCGGATCTGATGATACAAATTATGCCTTGGCATTGAAGGTACACACTACAACTTTGCAATTATATGATATAAGATGTTTAATCAAAGTGAAGGATCTACTTCCTTCCTAAAATAAGGAGTTTTCAAAATGGCAGCAGTACTAACCGGCCACGGCGCTTTCATAAAACTAGGAAAAGAAACCGTTTGGGGCACCAGTGTTTCCACAACCATTTCAAACAGAATCAACAGCGTTTCCATTCAGAAGACACAAGAACGAAATCAAAAGGCCAATCTTTCAGTGCCTTCAAGCGGTGTTCTTGGTGGTCTTTATGATGGATTTTTGAGAGTTGAAGGATCTGTTGAAATGCCAGTCCAATACAAAGGCCTTGGTTTGTTGATTCAAATGGCCTTTGGTGACATTTCAACAACCGGCGCGGATCCATATACTCATGTATTCACCCCGGATATTTCTTTGCCAAGTGCAACAGTTGAAGTACAACGTGGATCCGGTATCACAAACCAAATGGAAAAGTTTGTTGGTGTCAAAGTTTCTTCTTTGTCAATCAGTTGTGAAGCCGGTGGAGAAATGACGGCCACAATTGAGTTTATTGGCAAAACAAGCGATGCCAGAACCGGTTCAATTTCACCGACCTTTGGAACTGGTTCAAGTGTTTTGCACTTTCACGCCGGCCAACTTTCCTTCAATGCTACAAACTATGACGTGAGATCTTTCACCTTCACGATCACAAACAACTTGGAGCGCCGCGATCTTCTTGGTTCCAAAGAAACAGCAGAACCGGCGATCGGCGATGTTAGAACAATCACCTTGGAAGCGACACTTGACATTGAAGACGATACACTTCAAGCGGCATATATAAATGCAACACAAAGTGATGTTACTTTGAACTTCACAAGCGGTTCAGAACAGATCCAGTTTGATCTGACCAACGCCTTGATCACTGACCATTCAGATCCGGTTACAGCGTTTGGACGTGTTGAACGAACTGTAACCTTCACCGGTTTGGCTGATTCTTCAAATGTTGGTGGTCAAATCACTTTGATCAACAACGATTCAACCGGGATCGGTAACTGATGAAGTTTATTCAACGTATACAAGAAAAGACAACCGCCAAGATTGAATGTTTTGGCGGTCAAGTCTTGTTGGAGTGCAAGATCCTTTCACCGTTGGAAGCAGAAGCCGCCGGCCTTGCTTCTTCTTTGGTTGCTTCAAGTGTTTTGGATCCAAACCAAATGAAGAAGATAGCAAGAAAGAAAGAAATCTTGGACCGTGCAGAAGCAGAAGACGCGACCGATCAAGATCTTGAACAACTGTTAAATCTCATGCAAGGCTTTGATCCAACCAAATTGATCAAGATTGAAGACCACCAAAACAAGATCTTGAAACAAGTGGTGATCCGTGCAAGTGAAGACGGCGGTGAAACATTTGAAGACCTTCTTCTTGTTGATACGATTGAAGAACAAGATCCAGAGAACAACCGACTTTGGATCGGTGCAATTCCAAAGGATGACAGAACAAAGATCTTGGCCGTGGTGATGAATAACCATAAGGAGGTGGCCGATCACCTCCAAACCTTTCAAGGATGAAAGTTGGCTTCACCTTCTTGATGTTGTTGGCCGGTCGTATGGTATTCCACCAAGTGAATTGAGAAAGATGGACTGGAACGATCTTTTGTTCAATTACTATTGTATACAAACCAGAAAACACCGAATCCAGAAGACGTTGAACAAACAGAAAACAAAGAAATCTATGGTGTTTCCAAATCTTTCAATCACTGACATGGTTGATCTTTTGTGATAGTGTGAGAATATGGCAAATGTTGTAAAATATATATTGGATGTAAACACCAAGAAGGCTGTTGACGGTTTGGACGATGTTTCAAAAGAAGCAAAGGAAGCCGGTCAACAGTTGGACAAAACAAAGCGTTCTGGTTTAGATATGGCCGCCAAGATTGGATCGGCTGTAACCGGTGTTGCCGCCGGTATTGGTTTGGCTGTTGGAGCCTTCCAAACTTTGGCCGGTGCAATTCAAGGTGCCGCCAATGCTTCTTTTGAGTTTTCACGCGCTGTTGTTGATAGTGTGAACCAACTGAACGACTTGAATGCCAGATCTGGTTTGACGGCTTCCAGTATTCAAGCCGTGATCCTAGCATTTGAAGCAAGTGGCCAAAGCGCTCAAAAAGCAGAAGGTGCCATTTCAAGGTTTCCACAAGTATTGAACTTGATCACAACAGAAGGAACCGCGGCCAATGATACAATTCAACGCCTTGGTGTTCAAATCCAAGATTCAAGTGGAAAATTGAGATCAGCCGATCAGATCTTTCAAGATACAATTCAAGCGCTTCAAAATATTGATGATGATACAACCAGAACCACAACCGCTTTTGAAATCTTTGGCCGGGCAGCCGCTGATCTTCTTCAAGCCTTTGGCAAAACGGCCAACTTTGACAAGTTTTTGGCCATCACAGAAGAATTTGGAGTGAAGACCGGGCCAGAGGCTTCTTTTCAAGCCGGTATATTTCAACAACAGTTGGCCGTTCTTGATATTGTTGTCGGTGGTTTACGGCAAACGTTTGTTGAAGCCCTTGGCGGTGTTAATCTTTTCAATAAAGGTTTGACCAATACAATCAAGTTTGTTGTAACCCTTCAAGAATTTATCAAAGGTTCAGAAGAACAATTTCAAGTGTTTTCTTCTTCAATCGTCAATATTGGTTCAATCATCTTTGACTTTTTCAGATCCACTTTGAACAGTTTGAACCAATTCACAACAGAAGCGGTTACGTTTATTCTTACCAAGTTGGCAATGCCAATTTACGCTTTGAACGCGATCGGTGTAGTGAGTGATGAAACCTTTGCAAAGGTGGAAGCGCTGATCACCGAATCCAGAAGTGCCGCCAATGCAGTTGAAAACATTGTTGAAGCGGCAACCAGTGATGGTTTTGGCGGTGGTTCAAGTGCCGGCCAACGTGCAGAAGAACTTTTGAACAGTTTGTTTGCCGGTTTGGATACCGCGGCCGGCGGTGCAAGTGTTGAGATTGACAACCTTTCAACGTCAATGGACAACCTAAAAGAGAAATCACAAGATCTTGAAATACTTTTTGGCGGTGAAAACCAATATCAGTTTGATGAACTCAACAACGCGATCAAAACCATAGAACAAGCCACAACCGCTTTCAATCCGTTACAAGCCGCCGCCAATAAAGCAAGAAACCAAGTATTGGCCCTTGAAGACGCTTTCAACACCTATACACAATTAGGTTTAGATACCTTGGAAGTTGAAGAACTGTTGATCAAAGCATATCTTGAAGAAGACAAAGCCAAGAAGAAACTATTGGAATCAACACAAAAGGCCAAAGTTGATTTTGAAGGCCTTGGAAATACGATCGCCGGTTTTATTTCTAACATTTCAGATCCTTCTTCTTTTGTTCAGAGCCTTGGCGGTGCCGCTTCCAAAGCCGGGCAGTTTCTTCCAAAGGTTGGAAGCGCTGTTGGTGGTCAAGTTGGTGCCGGTTTGACAGCCGCCGGTGCCGGTTTGGTGGCCGCCGGTCCAATCATTGGCGCTGTTGGTGCTGTTGTTGTCGCTTTGGAGAAACTAGGACAAAGCACACCAAAAGAACTTGAAGAACGCTTTGATTCTTTTGTTGAAAACTTTGAAAAAGGTGCCCGGTTGCTTCCAAAGTTGATCGCCGATATTGGACCAGAGTTTATTGGCAAATTGTTGAGTGCAGTAATTGAAGCCTTTATATCTTTGAGTTTCCAA